GCTGCATCTGCCCGGGTGCGCCCGCGCCCTGCCCCGCTGCGGACATGCTGGCTTGGTCGACGGGGCTCTGCGGGCCGGTCGGCATCTGCTGGAAGGCGTTGGCCCCGCCGCCGTTTCCGGCACCGGGGGGCGGCATCTGGCCCTGCTGCATCTGCTGCTGCGCCTGCTGCGCCTGCATGAGCTTGGCGAAGATTTCGCGCATCTGGTCCGGGGGAAGGTTGTTGTTGTCGCCGCCCTCGGGCAGTCCGTCGAACAGTCCTGCTGGCATCGGCAATTCCTCCGTTTTGCGATCTCTACGCCGGTTATGTCAGTTCGTCGAGGCGGAATGCGTTGCGGACCAGAAGCGGGTCGAGGTCTTCGGCACTGTCGACGCGTGCGCCGAACGGCCGGGACATGCAGGCGTAGCGGATATCATCGACGGCGTGGTCCTCGCCTTCGCTGTCGAGGTCTTCGGGCCGGTTGTCGTCGTGCTGCTGCATCGGCAGCGTCCTGATGGCGTCGCGGCAGTGATCGACAAAGAAGATCAGCGGGTCGCCGTCTTCGTCGCCCTTGAGCCGCCAGCGCAGCTGATCCCAACCACCCATCCGCTTTGGCGTAGAGACACGCGAGTTATCGGCACGCCTGAAGTACACGCCTTGACGTGCAAAGACTTCACCAATGCTCGGACCTGACACGACCGCGAAAGCACTGGGGTCCATGATGCCGTAGGCGATGGGTTCTCTGAAGCCTTTTCCATCGGTTTCTCTCCGCACGATTTCCTTGGCGACGGCATCGGCAGGCAACTGGAGGCCTTTGTTCGGCGCGGATGATCCATACCACTCACGGTAACGGATGATCGCGTTCTTGGGTATCCTTCGATTGTCGTGGATGAAATCGTCCTGCACCACCGCCCACCAGCCGATGCTGAAGGGCGAGGCCGAGCCCCAGTCCATGCTGCGGAAGCGGGTCCAGCCGAGTGGAATTCTTGGCGGCGTGATGACGTGCCGCGCGGGATCAAACTCGGGAAAGAACGCACCCTCGATGATGTCCCAGTTGCCGTCGAGCCACGCCTTGACGAGCGCGGGAGAGCCCGAGGCCCGGAGCCGGTTGATGTAGCCGGGGTCCGAGGTCAGCAGCGCCGGGTTGTCGAGGATTTTCGCGGGAATGAATATCCTGATGAGACCCGTGTTCTCGTCCTTGATCGGGCGATACGCGCCGTTGTCGATCACCCAGCTCTTCACCCAGTGGTGGCCCGGGCCTCCGGGATTACAGGTCGCGCGAAACTGACATCTCGCTCCTGACGTTGTCCGCAAAGTAGCAAACAGTCGAAAGATGCCGGTAGGAGAGGCGTATTGCGTCAATTCTTCGACATAGACACGGGTCAGGCTCCAGCCCTGATAGTTCATCGCGTCCGCGTCGTTCTCCAGATAGGCCATATGAAACACAGCCCCGTTTTGGAAACGAAACTGCTTCTCCTTGTCCTTCCATTCGGCAGCCCCTCCAAACATTTGCCGCGCGACATCGATGGTGTCCTTGAGGTCTTCGCGTGACCTGCGGAGCATCAGGCCCTTGGCGGCAGGGCCCCAGTCCTCGGCGTGGCACCAGAACTCTCCCAAGCTGGCGAAGCTCTTTCCGCCTCCCCGGGCCCCGCCGTACACGACGATATCGGCAGGGCAGGTCAGGAAGTGGTGCTGGGGCCCGGGCTGGGGCTTGAACCCGGTGACGATCTTCAAAACAAATCCTCTGCCGGGGGAAATTCCCCAGTAAGTACAGGTACCTGTCCGTTCTGGAGGGGGGCCCCTTTTTCACTCCCCCCTACCGGGGTGGTACCCAATAGCTCGGCGCGTGCGCATTCGTGGGGAGGCTCAGTTACCGGGCCGACTGGGGCCCCGTTTTCGGGTCGATGGGGGGTGGTCGGGAACCCATTGATATCATTGGAGAATTTCAGATCGGAGGGCCCGGGCCCTGAGGGCCCGGCCTCTAACCAATTGATATTGCTAGGCTTTATGGCTTCAAGCTCTAATAGCACGGCGGGCGCGTCACGAAGCGGGCCTCCGGAGGGCGATCCCGAGGGCCCTTGGCCGGAGGCCTGAGGCCCTTGGCCTGAGGCCTCAGGGCCCGGGCCCGTAAGGCCCGGCAAGGTCTCCACCCATGACGCTAGGGCCTGCTCAGAAGGCGCGTCCGGGTCGCGTGAAGGCCTGCGGATTACCTCTAACGTCGACCTATCCGTGACAAGCCCGTAAAGCCTCGCGAGTGAGAAAGCCGCGTTATGCGCTGCGCTGTATTCCGCGTCATGCAGGGCCCCTGCAAACACGCGTTGCAGCATGCTTGTTACCTCTGGAAGCGTCACAACGCCTTGCGTTCTGCGGGCCTCCAAAATGGCGTGGGCCCGGGCTTGAATGTGCGGCTTGTGGAACAAGGTCAAAGCCGCGTTGCTGGCCTTGGAAGTAAAGCCCGCCCTGACATAGGCCGACGCAACGGACAAGCCATCGCAGACCATGACGCAAAAGGCCTCCTCCTTTGCGTTCTGCAAATCGACACCTAGCAACACGGGCTTATTCGGTTGCTTCAAATGTCGTCTTACGTCACGGGTTATCAATGCGGCCATTTTGTATACTACCTCCAAAACGGTCATATCACCAAAACAGGCTTAGTCTCAAATCGGTATAGTCCCGCAATGCAACAAAGACCGGATCGGGACTAATATCAAAGCGGCTACTTATTTTCCGAAAAACACCCAAAAACGTATGTATCATACATATGATGGAACTTTTAGAAGGGCCCTAGGAGCCCCTAGGAGGCCCGCTGAAGGGCCTTCCATGAAGGGGCCCCATATGCACCCCCTCGAAATTTAAACGCACCAGTGACGTTTTCGCGTTTTGTTCTTTTGACCCGATCTAGCTCATATCGGCCCTAATTTTTAGCCTGATCTAGCTCAGATCGGCCCTAATTTTCGGACGCGGGAACCGGGGGTTAAAAATCTCCACCTATATAGAGAGTGCAAAGGCCCGGGCCTTAGGAGTTGACACCGGGCCCCCGAACATGCGACAAGGGCGGTTCCACCCACCAAACGAAACAGGAAAACCATGCTTAGCTCCACCACCCAAATCCCGACACTCGCCCGTAGCCAAATCCGTTCCATCGTAAAGGCGCACGCCGACTGGCCCGCTTTCCTCATTGAAAAGGGCCTCATTAGCGCCAGCGCAAAGAACGCCGATTTGATCGAATTCGCGCTGCGCTATCCTGCGCTAGTCACGCGAATTGAAGCCGTCCTTAACCTTTCCCCCGCTAATGCGCCCTCTGACGGGCCCGAAACCCTCATGGACGATACCGACATGACAACCGACAATATGCCTGACGAAACCGCGCCGCAGGCGGGCTTTGAAATCGACGGCGTTCTGGCGGGCGTGGAACAATTGATGTCACCGCTTGTCCGCAAAGAAATCGCGAACGCCTTGGCCCCCGTTGTTGCGGCCGCAAATCGCGGGCCCGTGGAAGTCGAACGGATTGTGGAAGTTGAGCGCATTGTGGAAGTTGCCCCGGGCGAGGGCCCGCGTATTGCGGCACGCCCCAAGGCGCGCCGTGACAAGCGCGTCACGGTTCGCACGCTTCTGCCGTCACGTTCCACGAAAGACGCATATTTTGACGCGCCCGTGACACTCTGGACGGGCGTGGCCTCGCCCGCTGTCGATCCGTTCTATGTGGTTGATCGCCCGCAAATGGCCACCATGTTGACGGCGTTTGAACGTGGCGCAAATTGTTGGCTTTCGGGCCCGTCCGGTTCGGGCAAGTCGTCAATGCCGTACTACGCTTGCGCCATTACGGGCAGGCCTATCGTGCGGATTGGCTTCACGCGGCAAACCGACGTGGAAAGCCTCATTGGAGGCATGGCGCTACGCAATGGTTCAACGGTTTGGGAAGACGGCGTGTTGATCAGCGCAATGCGTCAACCCGGTATGGTTATCCTGCTGGATGAGTTGACGTTCGCCCCAGCGGGCGTGCAGGCCATTTTCCAGCAAGTTGCGGACGGGGACCGCTCTTACTTCATTCCGGCCACAGGTGAGCTTGTGAAGTGCGCGGACGGCGTTGTGTTTGTCGTGGCCGATAACACCAACGGTTCCGGTGACGACGGCGGATTGTACGCGGGAACGAACGTGTGCAACGTGGCTCTGGTCAATCGCTACGCGCGCATGCTGCACATTGATTATTTGAGCGCGCAGAAAGAAGCCGAGGCCTTGGCAAACCATACGGCGTGCCCCTTGCCTGCGGCAAAGCATCTGGCGGATTTCGTGGCTCAGGCCCGCCGCCAGCCCGCATTGCAGGGCGTTGTGATTTCGCTGCGGCAAATGGTGGCTTTCGTGCAAATGGTACAAGACGGGTTTAGCTCGAAAGACGCTTTCGTTGCGACGCTTTCAAGCCGCATGCCAGCCACGGAACGGGCCACCATTGACGCAATGTGCGATTTGGCTTGGAACACTGCTTTCGAGGCTCTGGTCAACGGCAAGGCGGTTCCCGCACAAGCCAGCAATAGCCCGGCCGCGAACGCCTTCGCCGATACGCAATATTGATAGGGGCCAGAACCATGAAGCGTATCAACAAAGCCAAGCCCGGGCGCTACCTCGCCCGCAACCGCACAATGGTGGGCACAGCCCCGAAGCGTGGCCCCTTCGGGCGCGCCATGAACGGCAGCGCACCAAGGCGCAAACCATAGGGTTTGACAATCTAACCCCCGTCATGCGATAACCAAGGCCCCCGAAAGGGGGCCTTTTTTCGTTTCAACAGGAAAGCACCCACCATGTCATACACTTATCCGGAGGCCCTCGCGGCCCTTCAAAGCGTCGCAACCGAGTATTTCAAGGTCATGCGTCCGAATTATCCGGCGCGTGTGCACGTCATTTGTGACGTACACGCAACCACCGCGTCCGTTTCATGGGATGTTTACGCGGTTCGCATCAACATGCCGGTGCGCGATGCGGCCTCGCGCATGACGCAAGCCGAATTCGAGAACTGGACGGCGTACCTGCTGCATGAGCTTGGCCACCCCACCCATACCGATCTGGCGGTTTGGAAAGAGGCGGTGCGCCTAGGTCATTCGCGGCTTGTGAACGCCTTGGAAGACGTCCGGATGGAAAAGGCGGTCATTGCGTCAAACGTGGCCCCGAATGCCAAGGCGGTGCTGTCGCGTCTGGTTTCGCGCAAGGTAGCGGAAGCCCGCGCCACCGGATGGAAGCCTAACGCCCGCAAAGAGATTGCTTGGACGCTTTGCGTTATCGGCCGCGCGGCTAACGGCTACGCCTTGGACGCGGCCGATCTGGACTGGATCAATTCGCAGATCAAGCCCGGTTCAACCGTTGAAACCGTTCTCGCATGGGCCTTGCCGGAACTCGCGGCTTGCACGTCAACGGCGGATTGCTTGGAACTCGCGAAGCGTATCGCGGCCGCTATCGCGGCCCCCTTGCCGGGCGACGACACCGAAATCCAGCCCGGCAAGGGCGAGGGCGAGGGCAAGGGCAAAGGCGAACCGACCACCGAGGAAGGCGCGGATGTTAGCAAGCGTACAGCCCCCGAGGGCGAGGGCGAGGGCGAGGGCGAGGGCGAGGGCGAGGGCGAGGGCGAGGGCGAGGGCGAGGGCGAGGGCGAGGGCGAGGGCGAGGGCGAGGGCGAGGGCGAAAAACGCACCAGTGACGTTCCTAGCAAGCCTGAAGCCCCTTCTGAGGGCGAGAGTAAGGGCAAGGGCGGCAAGGGCGGCAAAGGCCACGGCAACAAGGCCACCGACGACGACGAAAAGCCCGTGACTAGCGATAGGGAATTGACCACCCATGATCTCGCCCCCGAGGGCGAGACGTTCAGCAACGGCAAAGCCAGCGCCACGGCTAATGCGGAACAAGCCCTGATCGATATTCTTCGCAGCGATGTCATGGCCAGCAAGCCGCGCAATGCGAACGTGAGTGCAACGGCAGCACCGACCCGCATGGGCGTCAGAGGGGCCCGCATGCAGGATGTTGCTGCACAAGCCTCCAAGCAACGCGCATTGTTGGCGCGGGCGTTGCGCGCGAACGAAACCGACGACAGGGAAGGGGGCCGCAAGGCCGGGCGCTTGGACAGCAGGGCGTTGTCCCGCGCGATGGCTGGCGCAGAGAATGTTTTCATGCGCCGCGATATCAGCGAAGGTTACGATACCGACGTTTGCGTGTTGCTGGATGCATCAGGCAGCATGGCCGGAGGCAACATGACGGCAGCCCTTGAAATGGGCCTGATCATTGCACAAGCCGCATCCAGCGTAGGGGCGGCTTGCACCACCGAAATTTTTAACTCCACCGGCTACACCCGCGCCGGTTCGCTCGCTGGCAAACGTGCGCCCAATCCAACCGAGTACGGCAAGTTGACTGATGCGGCTTGTGGTGGAACGCCCTTGAGCGCCCATATGGCGCGAGCGGGCGTGGCGCAGCACAAGCGGGCCCCCGGCAAGCGTCGCGTGTTGTTTATCCTGACCGACGGCGGTTGCGACTGGGGCCCGTACGTAGTCCAGAGGACCGCAACGTACCTCGAGAAAACCTGCGGCACGGTTCTGGCCCATGTTTCAATCGGCACGCCCCTAATGGGGGCCTTCAAGGCGGAGGTTTGTGTCCCCTGCGGAAAGCCCTTGTCCGGACTGGGGCTGGAACATTTCGTCAAAGTGCTACAGGCCCTCTAAACCCGGGCCCAAACCCTTCAAGCCTTCCCAAACGCCCTCGCAACCGCGAGGGCGTTTTTTCGTGGCCCCTAGAAGCCTCAGGGAAGGCCCGTAGGGGGTTTATTCTAGGCCCCCGCTAGGTGGCTGGCCCGAAGGGCCCCAAACGCATCAGCGGGCTTCCTAGGGCCTTTCGGGCCCTGTCGCGTTTTCAGCCCTCGCGACGCGCGGGCCCGGGCCCGCACGCGCGTACACGCTCGCGTGTACGCACACGCGCGCACGCGCGGGCGCGCACGCGCGCAGGCGCACACGCGCACACGCGCAGGCGCGCACGCGCGCAGGCGCGCAGGCGCGCACGCGCGCAGGCGCGCACGCGCAGGCGCACACGCGCACACGCGCAGGCGCGCACGCGCGGGCGCGCACACGCGCAGGCGCGCACGCGCGGGCGCGGGCGCGGGCGCGGGCGCGGGGCGGGCGCGGGCGCGAGGCCCAAATCCTCTTAATGGCTCGGAAAAATTCGTTGGAAAATCCAAACCCCCGGTACGGTCGAAATCGGCAAGCACAAATGCCGGGTGACGCTGGTGACGCTGAAAACTATTACGGTATATACGCGCACACGCGCGCGGGCGCACGCATAATAGCCGTAATACTTTCCAGCGTCACCAGCGTCACCTTTTAGAACACGTCCGTTGATTTCGTTACGGAAATTTGATCCACATAGGCCCCCAGCTTGTCGCGGTCTACGCTGTACCCGGCCTCGCGGAGTTTGGTGGCCAGCGCCATTTTTGTCACCGGGGAAGCTTTCCAACTCCCCTCCGAGGCCCGATACGCATCCCAACTGTTCCACAAGTCTCCAACCCGGTGCCGCGTCATGTCGCCCGGGGTTTTAACCAGTGTGCCCTTCCACTTGCCGAACACGTCCATCTCCGAAAGATACTCGTCGGTCCCCCGCTCAATCGCCCGGCATGGCGGAAACCCTCCGAACATCGCCCACATCTCCCAGCCGTCCAGCATCCAGCGCAACACCGCCGGTAATTCCTGCCGAAGCACGTCCACCAGATTGATGTTCACCGTCTTGGGCGCATGCAAAGCGGGCACCAGCCAGAACCGCCGTCGAATAGACGCGTCCACCGCCCCGCCGAAATCGGGCTTCTCGTTCCCCGGCAGCACCAGCTTGAACTGCGGCGTAAACTCGAACCAGTTCTCGCGCATGAACTGGGCCTTGAACTTGCCGCCCCCGGTTAGCGACTTCACCAGCCCCAAATCCCATGAGCACCTAGACGGCACATCGGGAGTTGTCACCAGTCGCGAACCCACCAAGTCCGCCACCGAGGCCATGTGCTTCGTGCCGACCTGCTCCATGAACAGCGTATGCGGGGCCCGCCTGTGATAAGCCCCCATCACGGCAGCCACGGTGTCCAAGAACACCGACTTGCCGTTCCCGCCCGGCCCATGCACGAACACCACCGCGTGATGGTTGGTGTGCCCGGTCAAACAATAGCCCATGAAGCACTGCCACCACGCCCGCAACTCCGGATCGCCCATGGTGAAATCATCCAAGAACGCTTCCCACGCCACCCCCCGAACCCCGCGCGGTGCCGGTCGAACCGCCATCGCCTTCGACACCATTTGCGAAGCCGCTCCACTCTCTTCGACCACGCCTCCCAATCCCAGCCGGATCACCCCGCCCGGCACCCCGAACGTGTCCAAATCCGCGTCGAAGCCGTCAAAGGGCAGCATCAAACGACGTTCCCGAACCAAGAGCCCCTGCACCGCCCCGCGCCATTTGGCTTCCGCCATCCGCTTCGCGTCTTTCGGGTCTGCCGCCGCCATCCGTGCCGAATGCACCTCGTCGCGCACCGCCGCCCGCATCAAGGCGTCGTGATCTTCCATCACCCAGCGCCCCATCACCGTGTCGAACCCGGCCCAGCGCGAAGACGCGTTGCTCATCCACCCCAGCGTCCCCCGCTCCTGCCGGATGATCTTCTCCGCCATGTCGACATGCGTCTCCTGACCGCTGCCGCCGCCACCAGAAGGCGGCGAAGGCGGCAACGGCGGATCGTCGTCAAAGGCCTGCTCCATGAAGGCCCGGGACTTCTCGGCCCTGTCCCGGAGCATGCCGCCCTTGGACTTCAGGCCTCCGCCAGCCCCGAAGCTGTCCCACTTCGAGCGGGTGTGCTCCGCGTCGTAACTCGGGTGCGTCGCCGACCACTCGTCGAACACCGTCAGCCCGTCGGCGTCGTTCTCGCACAACGCTTTCAGCCCGTGGCCTATCTCGATCCATGTGTCGCGGTCGTCGAACGTGTTGGGGATCAGCCCCATCAAAGCCCGCAGCTCGTCGATGCCAGCTGTGCCGCCGCCTGAGGGCCCGGGCCCTGAGGCCCCCGTTTGGGGGGTGGAGGCAATTGTCCCCGTCTGTAAAATACTCGTCGTGATTTCCACCAGCCGCACCGCGAACCGCCCGCGCCCTTTTTTGGTGTTGACCCCCATCGGCAGCCGGAACAGATGCACGGCGTCCTTGCCTTCCAGCTTCTGCCCGACCCGCTGCTCCACCCCGGCGAAGAACGCTCCCCAGTCGGCTACCAAGACCGGCGTCGAGAGGCGGTACGCATACTGGAAGTTGGCCGACGATGTCTCGACAATGGCGGTTGGAGCCCCCAGCGCGGCCCGTACGGCCGCCTCCGGGACTTTGGTGCCGACATCGTCGACGACCAAGGCCCGAACGTCGAGCGCGTTGCCTCCCAGATTGGTCGAAGCCCCCGGCGGAAACGACGCTATCGACCAGTAGCAATCCCGCATGTCGTCGAGCCTATCGACCGACCGGGTATGAAAAGGGGGGTTTAGGTTGGCTAGGACGGCGGCGGTGCCGTAATCGTCCCCAAAAACCGCTTGGAGGAACCGTGACGTATCTGTATGGTTGGACATAGTGCAGCCTTTCTGTTCCGTCTGTGGTGGGTGGTAGGAATGGTTTTGCAGTGACGGCCCTCCGCTCCCCCAGCGCGAGGGCCGTTTTCGTGAGCGGTATTCTCGGCTTCCTAGGGGCCGCTGGCAATCGCCACATCTCGCATCGCTATCCCATAACGACGCATGATCTTGTGCTCGCCCGCCAACGGCAATCCCCCGGCCCAAGGCGGCGCTTCCAACATCAAAGCTTCCATGTGCGACCAGCCGTTTGCCGCCCGGTCCAGCGTGTAGACCAGTTCGTCATGCACGGTCATGCACGGCACGAAAGCGTTCCGCCGCCACGCCCGCAGCATCGCCTCCGACATGATGTCGCGGGCTGCCGCTTGCGTCGCGTTCTCGGCCAGCTTGCCGCCCCATGTCCGCTGCTCGACCCAGCGCCCGCCGACTTCGGCACCCCAGTAGACGATTGAGCCTGTGGCCTGATCGAGGCGAGGCTTGTGATAATACAGCACCCGCCCCGACGGCAGCCGCATCTGAAGCGTCCGCGCGGTGCAGGTAAAGGCCACCCCCGACCCGCCGACCGCGTAGACGCGGCCGCGATTGAGGATCGCCTGCTGTGCCGCGTTCTCCATCTCGTACCAGAAATCGACGATACGCGCGTTCGACCGCCGCCAGCCGTCCTTGAACCGTTCCGCCTGCCCTGCCGTCAGCCGCACGCCGTAGGCCTTCAGCGCAGTTTCCTTCAGCTTGATCGCGCCCATGCCGAAGCCAAGGGCCAAGATCAACACCTTCCCCAGTTGGCGATCTTTCGACCCGAATTGTGAAGCGGCCCACACATACACGTCGTCGCCCGACGCGAACACCGCCAGCACGTCTTGCTGCCCTGCCAGCCATGCCAGCACACGAGCCTCGATCTGCGAGAAATCGAACGACCAGAGAACCTTCTGGTCGTCCGTGGCCTTCAGGCAGGATCTCAGCGACCAAGACACGCAGTCCAGAGCCGGTGCTGGCGTAACCGCGTCGAAGGCCACGCCGTCGCCCCGGATAACGCAGGCCAGTGCCATGTCGTAGAACCGCTCGGACGAAAAGCCCTTGGGTATGCGCGGCAGGTTCTGGACTTGGACCCCCCGGCCCGACCAGCGGCCGGTGCGGCCCGCGCCGCAGAACTGGAACTGGCCTTCGAGGGCCCGGGTGGTGTTCTCGCTCATGGCGACCATCCGCTCCAGCTTGCGCGTCGAGGCCCGGGCCATCCGCAGCCGGATTTCCAGCACCTCGCGGGCGACCGGTGCGGCGCAGGTCAGCAGTTCCTCCTCGATGGAGGCCCGCGTGGTGTCAGGCAGATTGATCCCTTGCGTGGCCAGCCACAACAACAGCCGTGCCGTCTGTGTCCCCGGGGAAGTAACTGCGCCAGCAGTCAGCACCGCGCAGCGTTTCGCGTCGGCTTTCTCCGCATCCCCGGCCACTACCTGCAACGTGCACACGCGGTTCATGTCGATGCCCAGTTCGCCTCCGGTGTTCATGGCGGCGTCCAGCAGCGACAACTCGGCTTCCTCGGGCTGCAATTGCGGGATCACCGCCGACACGGCGGCCTCGGCTTCCACGTCCTTGCAGCAGTAGCTCACCAGCGCCTGATAGTCTGTCGGCGTCCCGCCCGGGAGCGTGCCGTCCTTGGCGGGCCGCGACATCTTCAGCATCAGCCGGTGGCCCGCCATGTCCTTCTGTGAAGCGACCCCAAGCGCCGCCGCCGCCGCTTCCAGCTTCCCGGGCAGCCCATAGGCGAGGGCCCTCTGCATGGTGCAGCTAAGAGGGTTGGCGACGAACACCTTCAGACGCTTCAGGACCGCCGTTTCGAACGCGGCGTTCCACGCATGGCCCTGCACGTCGGGGTTTTTGAGCGCCTGCACCAGATCGGGCGGCACAAGGTAATTATTAAGCGCCCCCTTCGTCTGTTGACCGTCCAGCTTCCACGCCACGCACAGCACATGAAAGGAAGGATGTTCGACGTAGCGGTAGAGCCCGACTTTCTTCAGGTCGAGATCGCAGTAGGTTTCGAAATCGAGGTGCAGGTCGTAGGTGGGTTTGGGCATGGAAACTCCTGTGGCGGGGATCAAACCCTACGACAAACAAAAGGGGTTGACAACGTATTTGTGTCAGTTATGTTGCGTGAAGGAAACGGAGAACCAGACATGCCCACCCTTAAAGATCGCTCCCGCAAGAACACCGTTGAAGCCCGCATGGCGGAGTTGCCCAACATCCACCCCGCCGACGAACTCAGCGCCTGCCGCGAAGAGATCAAAATCCTCACCAACCGCGCCGACGAACTGCGCGACCAGTTGCTGGCCGAAGGGGCCAGCCTCAAGGGCGACCAATACACCGCCTACATCATCCCCGGCACCCGCGAAACGCTGGACCGCAAGGCCATCACCGAAGCCTTCGGCGAAGCAGCGATAGCCCCCTTCATCAAGGCGACCAACTTCAAGACCGTGAAGCTAACGGAGAACTGAGATGCCGAAGCGTGACCGGACCATCTTCTCACCCGCGCCTCCGGTGTGGAAGGTGCGGGACATCATCGAGAAGCTGGGCGGCGTAGGCCCGACCACGGAAAAGCTGATGGCCAAGGGCTTCTTTCCGCCCGGGGCCGACACCGTGCAGGGCTGGGTGACGCGCAACAGCGTCCCCGGGGCATGGAGCCCCGCCCTGTTCTTGCTGGCCCAAGAAGCGGGCCTCATCAAAAGCCCGATGGACGCCCTCGTCCGCGATTTCAGACTGGACACCAAATGACCACCGACCATCCCGTCGTCATCGTCGCCTTCTGGGTGCTGTTCGCAGCCGCCATGGCTTACGCGGGCTTCACCGTCGCCGGTATTGTCGAGGCCCTGCAATGAGCCCCGAAATCCTGTTGATGCTGATCTTCGTGTTTGTCGTCGGTGGGTTCCTCACCACTATGATCGCAGCGTTGTGGCCATGATCTTCGCCGCCATCGACCCCGGCAGCGTCCATGCCGCCGTTGCCGTCTTCCACGACGGAACACCCGTGTTCGTGGACGACATCCGCACCGTCAACGGCATGCTGGACGCTGTCGCCTTCGCGCACGCCCTGTCGGACATGAAGGTGCAGCACATGGTCGTCGAGAACGTCCACGCCATGCCGCTTCAGGGGCTCTCCAGTACGTTCAAGTTCGGCATGGGTGTCGGCATCATCCACGGCGTTGCCGGGGCCCTGAGGCTACCGCTGACGCTTGTGACGCCTTCCCAGTGGAAAGCCTTCCACGGGCTCGACCGGGACAAGGAGAAATCCCGCCAACTGGCTATCAGGAAGTGGCCGGAACACAACCGCCACCTCGACCGCAAGAAAGACGCCGACCGGGCCGAGGCCCTGCTCATAGGCGACTGGTACTGGGTGCGCGTCGTGCGGGCCCGTCAATCGGAGATTTTCGCGTGACAGACACTCCCCGCTACTGGAAGCCGCTGCGGCCGCACCCCAACCACGAATTCAAGCCGCCCCCGCCGGAACTGGTCGCCCTCGTCATGGAGCAATACAGCTACACCGAAGCCGAGGCCCGGACGTTTCTGGAGGAGGACCATAAGCGGTACCGCTTTTTCACCAACGACCTCTATCAGGTCCAAGTCGCGCCGACCGGCGACAACGGCGACTTCCTGCATATCAACATCCGGCGGCTCGACGGCAGCATGTTCAAGGACTGGCGGCACTTCCAGCAGATCAAGAACGAAGTCGCGGGCCCCGAACGCGAGGCCCTTGAAATCTACCCGGCCGAAAGCCGCAAGGTGGACACGTCCAACAAGTGGCACCTGTGGGTGCTGCCGGAGGGCGCGCAGGTCAACCTTGGCTGGGAGATGCGGGACATCCAGTACAAGGAAATCCGCAACGTCCCGGGACTTCGGCAGCGACCCCTCTAAAGGAAGGCACCCACCACATGTCTGCAAAACCAATGTTCCCGCATCAGCACGTCGGCACCATGCGTATCGCCGAAGGCGAGCCGACCTATCTCGGCTTCGACATGGGGATCGGCAAGACCCGCACCTTTATCGAAGCGGCCAAGCTGCGCCGCGCGCGCCGCGTGCTGGTCCTCTGCCCGGCGACGGCGCTTCTCGTATGGAAGCGCGAGATCGCGCTCTGGCACCCCGGGGCCGTCTGCGTCGTTGTGCGGAACCCGAGCCACCTGAAGATGGAGCCAGCCGATGGGGCCACCGGCTACTACGTCGTCAGCCACGGCCTGATGTCGCAGAAGCCGGGCCCTGTCGCCGAAGCCTTGGCGGAGGTCGAGCCCTTCGACATGACCGCCATCGACGAGGCCCAAGCCTTCAACGCCCCCTCTAACAACCGCGTCAACGCGTTGCGTCGCGCCGCGCCCAAGCTGGGCGATATCGTTCCCTTGAGCGGCACCCCCATGAAGAACCACGCAGGCGATCTCTACACCCTGCTGTCGATCTGCTGGCCGCAGGGCCTCAAGGGCCTCAGCCGCGCTGCCTACGAGGAACGCTTCTGCCAAGTGGATCACCGCCGTTTCAGCAGCGGCGGCCCCATGGTCCGTGTCATCACGGGCTCGAAGAACCTTGGCGTCCTCAAGAGCATGATTGCGCCCTTCATGCTGCGGGTCCGCAAGGAGGACGTGTTCAAGGATTTGCCCGCGATCCTCTGGGACACCGTCCCGGTGCCGCTGGACGACGCGCACATGCCGCCCGAGGCCCTTCGACTGCTGGACACCGTCGTCCACGATATCCTGACCACCGCAGGTACGGCCCCGAGCATAACCGACATGGCGGCGGCGCTGTCGAAGCTGTCCGGTAGCGTCTCCCTGATGTCGCTGCGCCGCCTGCTGGGCCTCGCCAAACTAAGAGGCGCTGTCGAGTACATCATCGACATGCTCGATAACCTGCCCGGGAACCGCAAGGTGCTGGTGTTCGCTCACCACGCCGATGTCATCGCCAACCTGAACCATCACCTGCTGGAATACTCCCCGGCGGTGCTGACGGGGGCCACCTCGCCCAAGGACCGCGAGGCCGCCGTCGACAAGTTCCTGAACGATCCGAAGTGCCGCGTGTTCATTGGCAACATCCAAGCCGCCGGAACGGCTATCACGCTGGTCGGGCCCAAGTGCAAATGCAGCGATGTGGTTTTCGTCGAGAGTTCGTGGACGCCGATGGACAACGCGCAGGCGGCGTGTCGCGTGCACCGTATCGGGCAGCACGACGGCGTCGTCGCGCGCATGTTGTCGGCAGCCGGAACAGTAGATGATTTGATTAACGGCCTTCTGGTACGGAAGGCCCGCGAGTTTACCCAACTATTCGACACCCAAACCGAAGGAGAGACCAAGTGAGACTTACGCTAGAAGGCCATACGATCCGCGATCTACTCAACCAGATGCGGGAAATCATTCGACAAACCGAAAACGAAGAGGTCGCTATACCCGCAAATCAACTTAGTGCAGCTCCGGAAGCTACGCAGGGCCCGGGCCCCGCAGAGCGGATTGAGGCGGGCCCCAAGACTACGCTCAACGACATCCTCGAAGACGGCCTGTCCACACCCCCTGTGGAAAAACCTGCGGACAAGCCTGTGAAGAAACCCGTGGACAAGGTCGCCGCCATGAACAAGGCGCGGGCCGCCAAGGATGCGCGAGCCGCCGCGTCCAAGCAGAAGTCGATGGACGACCTGCTGGAGGAAGCCGCCGAGAAGAACGCCAAGAAAGCGGAGGAGCCCGTCGATCCGGCGCAGATGGTCAAGATCAGGCAGAAAACCGTCGAAGACTTGCAGACGGCCTACGCCAACGGCCGCCAGAAGGAAGTCTTTGAACTGTTGTCGCGCTTCGGCAACGGTGCAAAGTCGTTCAGGGAGCTTCCCCCTGAGGCATTCGTGCCGATCCGAGAAGCGATTGATAACGGAGCCCTGACATGAGCCTAGGCGCGGAACGCGTGCGCGAGACTTTCAACCCGTCGATGGACAACAACGTCGACAAGATCAAACGCTGGTCTGCCGACTGCATCGACTTCTGCGAAGAGCATAAGCATCTCGACCCACGCCTCGCGGCGCTGGCGCAGACGGCTTTTGAGGATGCGGCGATGTGGGCCGTCAAACTGGTGACGACCAAAAAATGAGCGCGCACGCCGCCTGTTCGCCGTCCTCCGCGTCGATGTGGCTGGCGTGCCCTGCAAGCGTGACTTTGACGAAGGACGTGACCCGTCCTTCGTCGAAGTTCGCCAAGGAAGGCACGGCGGCACATGCTGTCGCCGAGATGACCCTCAAGGGCGATATCTTCCTGCCCGACAAGATCAACGTCGAGGGCGACGAGTACATCGTGAGCCCCGGCATGTGCCGGGCCCTGAGGCCCTATGTCGATTACGTTCAGAGCCTTATGGCGATCCCCGACGCGCTGGTGGACCTCGAAAGGCGCATGGTCGTCCCCCTCACCCGGGGCATGGTCTGGGGCACGATGGATTGCGGTGTCTGCGATCATGCTGGCAAAGCCCTTTACGTTGTCGATCTCAAATTCGGCAGGGGCGTTGCCGTCGAGCCCGATGGGCCGCAACTGAAATTCTATGCGCTGGCGCTGGCGTCGACCCACATGGTTACGAGCCCGCGCACGCGCGTCACCCTCACCATCTGCCAGCCGCGTATCGAGGGCCCGCCGCTTCGCTCGCACGTCACGACGCTGGGCGAACTGCGCGACTGGCGCGACAAGACGGTGCTGCCTGTGGTCGCGAGGATCAAGGCGGGAGACACGTCGGAAGTCGCGGGCTCGCACTGCCGCTGGTGCGTCCGCAAGACCGAGTGCAGGGCCTTCGCCAACAAGCACCAGACCCACGCCGCAGCGGCGTTCGATGATTGAAATTAGCTCTTGACAGGGGGCTGATGTTGACGCAATGTAACCCTGTTACCAGATTGGAAAAAGGAACCAGATTATGAGTGCGATCAATACCCCGTATGCGACACTGTCGTTCGCGAACGTCTTCACCCCCCGGCCTCGCGCCGAAGGCGGTGCCCCCGTCTACTCCTGCTCGCTGATCTTCGATCCGGCGCAGCAGAAGTCCCCCGCCTACAAAGCCATGCAGGACGCGTGTATCGCAGCGGCCCGCAAGGAATTCGGCGACAACATCAACCTCAAGACGGTGGGGATGCCGTTCCGCGACGCGGGCGAGAAGGCCTATGACGGCTACCATGCCGGTCACACCTTCATCTCGCCGTGGTCGAAGAACAAGCCGGGGATCGTCGATACCAACCGGCAGGACATTCTCGTTCCTGACGAAGTGTGGTCGGGCCAGCTTGTCCGCGCCAACGTCGTGCCGTTCGCGTGGACCCACACCGGCCGCAAGGGCGTTTCCTTCGGCCTCAACCATCTTCAGATCATCCAGTCCGAAGGCCGCCAGCGCCTCGACGGCCGCCCCTCTGCGGGCTCCGCTTTCGATGACGGCGCGGTTTCGGAAAAAGAGGACGTGCCCTTCTAATGGCAAATCTCGACAGGCCTCACCCGGGCGAACTGCTCTCCCTCGCATTCGAGCTTATCAATGCGCGGGGCGGCGACTACGACAACGCGAACGATCTGGAGCAGAACTTCCGCGAGGCCGCCGCCGTGGCGTCGGTCGTTCTCGGCAAGGCCCTGACCCCGCGCGACGTTGCGATGATCATGGCGTGCGTCAAGCTGATCCGGGGCAAAAGCTCTCCGGAGAAGATCGACAACTATGTGGACGGCATGAACTATCTGGCGTTCGCGGCCTGCTTCACGGGCCTTGTCCCGCTGCCGCCGCTGGGGGCCCCGCCCCCGGCTAATAAAGAAGTGGTCAAGCTGAAGGAAGTCACGGCCACCTGAAAAATACCCCGCCAGATTGCTCTGGCGGGGTAAGCTTGCCCCCGGTGGGTTTTCCACTGTTCCCTAGCTAGGAAAGACCAATCCCCATGAAGCGACTTTTGTTAGCGACTGCTGCCTTACTTGCATTAACCGGCGCAGCGCGCGCCGAGACCTTCACCGCCATCGACTACACCGTGACCGGCGCGCAGGCGGTCTACATCAACCCGCCGGGCGAGAACGTCTACGCCGGTCAAATCCATCTGATCGGTAACGGCGGCACGTTCGCTGACGTGTGGTGCCTCGATGTCAACGACGGCATCGTCAAGCCCTACACCTACAACGTCTCGACCTTCACGTCGGGCTCGTCTTTTCCGGGCCTCAACAACCCGCTGTCCGACGCGCAGGTCCGCCAGATTGCGGCCCTGATGTTCCTCGGCAACGCCACGAATACCGGCATCTTCTCTGACGCCGTTGTTCAGCTTGCTATCTGGAAGGCCGAATATGGTGCTGGCTTCTCGACGCCGTTCCTCGACGGAGCCACGCAGGGACTGGTCACATCGGCACTGCTCGACACCGAAGCTGGCGGCATCTACGACCGTGGCGATCTCACGCTGAGAATTTTCAGCGACGACCCGGCCGTGCATTCGCAGGCGTTCGGTCAGGTGCAGGTTGCGGCGGTGCCGGAGCCCGCGACGTGGGCGATGATGATCCTCGGCTTCTTCGGTGTCGGTGGCGTCGCAATGGCCAAGCGTCGCCGTGAAGGCGGCGCCGCGTTCCGCGTAGCGTAAATGGAGTACATGCCCCCATCGTGGGTGTTTTACATGGTGGGGGTGTGCTTCGCCGCTTTTGTGATCGGCTGGATTATCGCGGCCGTAATGGATGAATTGAGCGACAAATGATCGACGACCACACGCCGCAGACAATGGCGATGCAGCAGCTACAGGGCAGCGGACAAATGAGCAACACTTTGAACTTCGTGCTCGCACAACCGAACAACGCCGCTGACAAAATTGACGAGATGGAAAAACGTGTCGAGGCGCTGGAGGCGGCGCTGCGCGATGCCTTCGCCCAGCCTGCCGCTTGGCGGGTCGATGGCCATCGCGATGGGGCCGCGTACACTTGGGTCTATTGGAAGCCAGAGTGGCCCGAGAGGCATGTGAGGGAAGGTGACAAAGTAACGCCGCTCTACGCTGCCCCGCTCGCACCGCCCGCCCAGCCGCTCACGACCGACACTATCGATCTGACGAACCCTCTCCCCGGCGATCCGCCCATTCAGCAACAGCCCAACAGCGCCGTGTTTCCCAGCTTTCGAGGCAACAACGAAGCATGAGCATCATCGACAACTTCAAGGACATCAAGACGCGGCTTGAGCGCAACGCGCAGCGTGACGATGCCCGCGTGAACGCGTGCGCCTACTGCCACGGCAGGGGCTGGGTGAGGCCGCTCAAGAGCGGCCCTTTCGTGCATTGTCCGAAATGCAACAACGACCAGAGTTCACCGCCGTAG